GTGAAAAGCGCAATACAGCGTGGAATGCTGCAAAGGCATTTCTCGATTCTCATCGTACCGAGAAAGGTACACTTACTGCCGAGGACGATGCTACTTATTCCAGAATGGAACAGGAAATCGCAGATCTTGGTAAGGAAATTGCTCGTCTTGAAAGACAGGAAGCATTGGAATCCGAGCTTAATAAGCCGGTAAACAAGCCTCTCACTTCTAAGCCGGGGAATTCTGCCACCGATAAACCTACAAAAACTGGTCGTGCTTCTGATGAATACAAGAATGGTATGCTTCAGGCGCTCCGTACCAACTTCCGTCAGGTATCCAATATTCTGCAGGAAGGTGTTGATGCCGATGGCGGCTACCTTGTGCCAGAAGAATATGACAGTCGTTTGATTGATGTTCTTACCGAAGAAAATATCATGAGAAGTCTTGGACACACTATCACAACTTCCGGTGAGCATAAGATCAACATCGCTGCTACCAAACCTGCAGCTGCATGGATCGAAGAAGGCGGTGCTCTTCAGTTTTCTGATGCGACCTTCAGTCAGATCCTTTTGGATGCACACAAGCTCCATGTAGCTATCAAGGTAACCGAAGAACTTCTCTATGATAACGCCTTCGGTCTTGAAAATTACATCATCGATCAGTTTGGCAAGGCTTTAGCAAATGCCGAGGAGGATGCATTCCTCAATGGTGACGGTTCCGGCAAACCGACAGGACTTTTTGCTACAGCTGGTGGCGGTACAGTAGCAGGCACACTTTCCGCTGCGATCAAGTCTGATGATATGCTCGACCTAGTATATGCTCTTAAGCGTCCGTACCGAAAGAATGCAAGTTTCATCATGAACGATAAAACACTGGCACAGCTCCGCAAGCTGAAGGACAACAATGGTGCATACATCTGGCAGCCTTCCTATCAGTCCGGTGAACCGGATAAGGTACTTGGCTATGCCGTTCATACCTCTGCATATGCGCCGGAGAATGCTATCGCTTTCGGTGATTACAGCTATTACAACATTGGTGATCGTGGTACTCGCTCCTTCAAGCAGCTCACTGAGCTCTTTGCAGGCAACGGTATGATTGGCTATGTGGCAAAGGAACGTGTCGATGGCAAGCTAATTCTTCCGGAAGCAGTACAGATTTTGAAACTCAATGGTTCTTCTAAGGGCTAAGCATGAAAGGTAGCGTCCTCTCTTATGAGACGCTACCTTCCTTTTATGATTGGAGGCGATAAACGATGATTGTCACTTTAGAAGAAATGAAGCAATATCTCCGAGTAGATTTTGATGACGATGATTCCCTTATCGAAACACTCATTACATCGGCTACACGCCTCTGCATGGATATCACAAGGCAGAATGAAGATGTCTTTGAAGGAAGTGAGAATGCAAAGCCTGCTGTCTTTTATGCGGTAGCCTATCTCTACGAGCACCGTGAGGAAGCTGACCATCATGCTCTAACACTGACTTTGCGCTCTCTTCTCTTTGGTTCCAGAAAGGAGGCTTTCTGATGAACATTGAGCTACTAAACGTTCGCATCTACATTCAGAAGAATGAGGTCATCTCGGATGCCATTGGGAATCGAAAGAACGCTTGGAAAGATTACTACACTTGCTATGCCACCGTTAGTGCTGAAGCTGGGAAAGAGTCCACCGATGCCAGTCTTGTAGTAGACGATTCCAAGATTGATTTCACGATCCGTTACTGCAAGAAAGCTGCTGCCCTCACTTCTACTGGATACCGAGTGCAATTTGGAGGCGAACTATATGACATTTTGGCAGTGGATCATATGAATTTCAAAAGGAAATGCATCAAACTCTCCTGTCAGAAAGTGAGGAGATGACATGGCCCAGAAAGTAAAAATTGATGGTCTTGCCGAAGCTGTTATGAAGGAACTGACCGAATATGCAGACCTTGCAACGGTTGATATGAAGTCTGCTGTCAAAAAAGCCGGTAACACAGTAAAAAAGCAGATACAAGGTTCCGCTCCCAAGGATACCGGCGCTTACAGCAAGAGCTGGTCTGTAAAGAACACAAAGGAAACCTCCAAATCGCTGGAGGTCACGGTCTATTCCAGAAATCGTTATCAGTTAGCTCACCTTCTAGAATTTGGTCACGCCAAGCGTGGCGGTGGTCGTGTAGCCGGTCGTTCCCACATTGCTCCCGCAGAGGAAGCTGGTATCAAAGAACTGGAATCTGAGATTGAGAGGTGTCTGAAAAATGGATAGGTTACTGAAAATTCTATCGGAGATGACCCTTCCCTTTGCCTATGACCACTTTGCCGAAGGAGAAGCACCAAATCCACCATTCATCTGCTACCTGCTTCCGGGAAGCGATAACTTCTCCGCAGATGGCCGTGTCTATTACAAGATCAACGAGGTCCATATTGAACTCTACTGTGATAGCAAGGACCCGGCATTGGAAGCAACACTGGAAGCTGTGCTTGATGAGCACGGCATTTTTTATAACAAAACAGAGGTCTGGATTGAGAGCGAGAAGCTCTATGAAGTCCTCTACACATTTGAAATGGAGGTTTAATCAACATGGGTAATAAAATCAAATATAACCTGAAAAATGTTCATGCCGCCAAGCTCACTCGTGGCGAGGACGGCTCCTTTACCTACGCTAAACCCAAAGCTATCCCCGGCGCAGTCAGCATCAGCTTGGATGCCGAGGGTGATAGCTCTCCGTTCTATGCCGACGGTATTGTATATTTTCGCTCCACTGCAAACAACGGTTACAGCGGTGATTTGGAAATCGCACTCATTCCGGAGTGGTTCCGCACAGAAATTCTGAAGGAAGAACTAGACAGCAACGGTGTTCTCATCGAACGAGCAGATATCACCGAACTTGAGAAGTTCGCATTGCTCTTCGAGTTTGATGGTGATGTCAGAAGCATCCGCCATGTGCTCTACAACTGCACTTCCTCTCGTCCGTCCATCGAATCTGAGACTAAAGAGGATACCATCGAACCGGGTAAAGAAAAGCTCACGCTTACTGCTGATCCTAGAGAAGATGGTCTTGTAAAGAGTCGCACCGGTGATGATACGGACGCAGAAACCTATAAGAATTGGTACCAGCAGGTCTATGTTCCGGTACCTAAGACAGAAGGATAAGGAGGATGTAAGACATGTTAGAAAAAACAATCGCTATCGGTGATAAGCAGGTCAAATTTCGCTCCTCCGCCACTATCCCCAGACTCTATCGTGTGAAATTCAAGCGTGATATCTTCAAAGATCTCTCACGTCTTGAATCTTCCTATAAGGGTAAAACGGAGGATGGTTCTTCCTTTGAGATTGAGGATTTGGAAATTTTCGAGAATGTGGCCTATATCATGGCCTACCATGCAGATCACAGTATTCCTGCAACCATCGAAGAGTGGCTGGATGAATTCGAGATGTTCTCCATCTACGAGGTACTTCCTGAAATTCTCGAACTCTGGGGTATGAATCTTCAGACTGAAATCGAATCTAAAAAAAACTTCATCGCAGTAGCAGGGAAATGACCACACCGTTGTTCCTCCTGCGTTGCATAGAAATCGGTATCTCTATCCGAGACCTTGACCTTTTGACCATCGGAATGATGATGGACATCTGGACGGAAAAGGCCAATGACGATGTGAAATACGAGCAAATCGCAACACAGGAGGACTTCGACAAATTTTAAGGAGGTGACGTACACGTGGCAAACCGAATCAAAGGTATCACTGTTGAAATCGGCGGTGATACGACTGGACTAGATAAAGCCTTAAAGTCGGTCAATACTTCTATCAAATCCACGCAGTCTGCCTTAAAGGACGTCAACCGCCTCTTGAAGCTGGATCCTTCCAACACGGAACTACTCTCTCAAAAGCAACGCCTCTTAAAAGATGCCATCGCAGCCACAAAAGAAAAGCTGGATTCTCTTAAGGTAGCACAGGAGCAGGCTAAACAACAGCTGGAAAATGGCGAACTCGGTCAGGACAAATATGACGCTCTTCAGCGTGAGATCGTAGAGACCGAGGAAGAATTACGACGCCTGCAGCAAGAAGCTGCCACTACAAACACTGCGCTTTCTAAAATAGATGTGGCTGGTCAAAAAATGGAGACCGTCGGTAATTCCATCGCTGGTGCCGGTAAAAAGATGATGGGCGTGACCACCGTAATTGGTGGTGTCGGTGTCGCCGCAGTAAAAACAGCAGCTGACTTTGACTCTGCAATGAGTCAGGTAGCTGCTGTTTCTGGTGCTACAGGTAAGGACTTTGATGCTCTCAGAAATAAAGCCCGTGAAATGGGTGCTAAAACTAAGTTCTCCGCAACAGAAGCCGCAGAAGCTATGAACTACATGGCGATGGCCGGTTGGAAAACTGAAGATATGCTGGATGGTATTGAGGGTGTCATGAACCTTGCTGCTGCCTCTGGTGAGGACTTAGCAGCAACTTCTGACATCGTAACCGATGCCTTGACTGCCTTTGGACTCTCTGCAAAGGACTCCGGTCATTTTGCAGACATCCTTGCTGCAGCATCCTCCAATGCAAATACGAATGTATCCATGATGGGTGAAACCTTCAAGTACTGTGCTCCTATCGCTGGTGCACTTGGTTTCTCCGCTGAGGATACTGCGGAAGCAATCGGCCTCATGGCCAATGCCGGTATCAAGTCTTCTCAGGCTGGTACCGCCCTTCGTACTATTATGAACAACCTTGCTGGTGATGTAAAAATCAGTGGTAAGGCCATTGGAGATGTCACTATCGCCACTACCAACGCAGATAGTTCCATGCGTGATCTTTCTGATATTTTGGCGGACTGTCGTTCTGCTTTTGGAAACTTGACAGAATCCGAAAAAGCGCAAGCCGCTGAATCACTTGTCGGTAAGAATGCCATGTCCGGCTTCCTGGCTTTGATGAATGCTGGTGAAGACGATATCGCAAAGCTCTCTTCTGCCATTGATAACTGTGACGGATCTGCAGAAAAGATGGCTATGACTATGCAGGATAACCTTGCTGGTCAACTCACCATCTTAAAATCACAGCTTCAGGAGCTTGCCATCTCTTTTGGCGATATCTTAATGCCTGCCATCCGCTCTATTGTTTCAAAACTCCAAGGCTTCGTGGATAAACTAAATGGTATGGACGAAGGTACAAAGCGAACCATTGTTACCATTGCTCTTTTGGTTGCCTCAATCGGTCCGCTGCTTGTCATCATCGGAACGGCCATCTCAAAAATCGGTGTAGCTATGCAGGGGGTTGTAAAATTGGCCAATTGTATCAGCAAACTGAAGGTTTCTGTTCAGGGTGGAACCGGTGTTCTTGGAAAACTTGGTGCTGCACTCGGCGGCATCTCTGCTCCCGTATTGGCTGTTGTTGCAGTTATAGCAGTTTTAGTAGCTGCCTTTGTTCATCTATGGAAAACCAATGAAGGCTTCCGGGATGCGATTATCGGAACTTGGAATCGTATCAAGGACACTATCTCTGGCTTTTGTCAGGGTATTGTTGACAGGCTGAATGCTCTGGGATTTCAGTTCACCGATATCGTGGATGTTCTAAAGACAGTATGGGATGGTTTTTGCCAGGTCCTCGCTCCCATATTCGAGGGAGTGTTTAACAATATTGCAAATATTCTCTCCACAGTAACTGGTGTGATCACCGGAATCCTCGACGTCTTTATTGGTATCTTTACCGGGAATTGGTCGCAAGCGTGGACCGGTGTAAAGGAAATATTTTCTTCTATCTGGAACGGAATCAGTAGCTTTTTTACCAACATTCTCAATGTCATCAAGGGCGTTGCAGATGTCGTCCTTGGCTGGTTTGGTACCAGCTGGAATGAAGTCTGGACAAACATCAAGACTTTCTTTGAAGGCATCTGGAATGGCATTGCTACTTTCTTCACCACCATATGGGAGACGCTGAAAAACATTGTAACTGTCGGAATTATGGCGATAGGTTCCATTTTAAGCGCTGCTTTTGATATTATCACGCTTCCATTTCGTTTTATCTGGGAGAACTGCAAAGAAATCATCATATCAGTCTGGGATGCAATTAAATCCAAGGTATCCACGGTCATTCATGCAGTAGCCTCTGTTATCAGTACTGTGATGAACGCCATCAAGACAGTATTTTCTACTGTATGGAATGCGATAAAAACTGTGGTAACGACCGTCGTTAACGCTATTAAATCTGTAGTAACGACTGTGTTCAATGCCATCAAAAGTACAGCAACCACCGTATGGAATGCAATAAAGGCTGCCGTTACAACTCCAGTCAACGCCATCAAAAGTACCGTTACAACAGTATTTAATTCTGTAAAGAGTACTGTAACCAGTATTTTCAACGGAATCAAATCAACTGCCACATCCGTATGGAACGGAATAAAAACTGCTATTACAACACCTATCGAAGCCGCAAAGAATAAGGTCAAAAGCGTGGTTGATGCCATCAAGGGATTTTTCTCCGGCATGAAGATTTCTCTTCCACACATCAAGCTACCGCATTTCAAAGTAACTGGTAAACTATCTATCTCTCCACCTTCTGTACCACATCTTTCTATTGATTGGTACAAAGAAGGTGGTATCATGACAAGTCCTACCATCTTTGGAATGAATGGATCTTCCTTGATGGCTGGCGGTGAAGCCGGTGCAGAAGCCATTCTTCCTCTTGCCGGTTTCTACAAACAACTGGAATCAATGATTTCCAGTCATCTCAATACCAGTGCAATGGAAAAATATCTGGCGGTTATTGCGGATAATTCCAGCAAGGGTATCTATCTTGAAGACGGTACACTTGTCGGACACCTTCTCCCGGCAATCGACGGTGAACTCGGTAAAACACAAAAATTACAAAGGAGGCTCAGTCTATGACACCTGATATCAAATTAAATGGAACATCAGTCGCATCTATGGGTTGGCTCCGAGAAACCATCTCCTTCCCGCTACCACAATCTCAGACCAATACGATTATAGTTCCGGGAAGAAATTCTCCCATTCGTTACACAGAAGCTCTGGGGCGTATATCCTATCAGCCTCGGAGCTTCTCTTTGACGTTTTCCATGCTGGGAACAAGAAAAATCTATGACCAGATGGTCGCTGAAATAGCAAACCGTTATGCAGGTCAGCTCATAAAAGTATCGACCAGCGAGGAACCAGAACTATATGCTATTGGTACTTTAGAGATTTCCTCTGAGTATGATCCACTCTCAGGTAAAGGCCAGCTCGTGATTTCCTGTGAAGATGCAGATTCCTATCGTTATCACAATGAAGAGACCGTCGTTAATCTGACTGGCTCCGGCACGCTCATTATTGAAAATGATTTTATGCCTGTGGTTCCTGTTATCACGGCCACTTCCGAAACAGCTCTCAGTTGGACACTCGGCAGTGATTCTTTCAGAAAATCACTTAGCGCAGGTACTTGGACACTTCCGGAATTTGAATTGCAAGCTGGCAGAAATACAGTCACAATCCAAGGAGCAGGCACTACTACCTTTCGATTTAGGGAGGGCCGCCTATGAGTGTATTTCGTATTTTCGTAGACGGTCAGCTTTTCTTTCATCCACAGTTATCGCAGCTTGCTATCACAGAAGCAAAGCTGACTGAAGATGCCGAAAACATCGATAGTCTGACTTTATCTGCGCCCTTTAATCATCCGTATCTGACTTACATACGCCCGATGGCTTCTACCATCGTTTGTAAAAAAGGCGATACGACAGTCTTTGAAGGTCGTGCCTTAAACGACGGCAGTGATTTTTATAATACGCACACTTGGACCTGTGAATCCGCTCTGGCATATCTCAAGGATAGCCAGCAACCGCCCTTCTCCTATAAGGGAACACTCAAAGGTCTGTTGGAATATTTTCTCTCCGTTCACAATGAGTCAGTGGAAGAAAAGAAACGTTTCAAACTAGGAAATATCACAGTCACGGATAACAATGACTATATCAGTTATAGCAATTCCGAGTATTCCTGCACGCTGGATGCCATCAAAAGCAAGCTCATCAATACACATGGTGGTTATTTGATGGTTCGCTATACGGAATCTGAAAAATTTCTGGACTACCTCGCAGAGTTCAACACACGTTCTGTGCAGTCTGTGGAATATGGAAAGAATCTCACAGATGTAAAGATCACCCGTGATCATACCGAACGTATCACTGCGCTCATCCCACTTGGAGCAAAGAAAAAGACAACCGACGAAGAAGGAAATGAAATCGAATCCAATGAACGTGTTGATATCACTTCTGTAAATGACGGGCTAAATTACATCTATGACGATGCTGCTACAAAAGAAATCGGCTGGATATGGACCACTGAAATCTGGGACGATGTAACTTTTCCTTCTAATCTGCTCCGGAAAGCAAAAGCTCGTCTTGCAGAGCTTATTGACGGTATCACCAGCATGGAACTGACCATCGTGGATGAATCAGACACCGGTGCCGACATTGGAAGCATTCATGCCAGACAGTTCGTAGATTGTCTGTCTTCGCCTCATGGCATTGATGGGCGCTATGCCTGCATGAGCAAGACTGTAGATTACTTAAATCCATCCGGGAACACCATAACCATCGGAGCCAGCGGCATCAAGCTAACTTCCATATCGGCCAAACAGAATAAAAATCTTACTGCTATCGAAGATGAATTGCTCGGACAAACTGCCACCATTGAAGGAATCTCCGGCAAAGTAGATAGCATCGCAGCCTCCAAGATGTATCGCACAGAGCTCATTGTTGACGGCGTCAGCATCTTTAAAGATAAGGGCCAGAACAGTCGGCTTTTCTGTAAGGTCTTCTCATGGGATAAAGACATTACGGAATCACTTCCGGAGACTGCCTTCGTTTGGCATAGAAAATCCGGCAATGAAGAAGCGGATACGCAATGGGACTCCACTCACGCCGGAATAAAATCAATCATCGTAACCACAGAGGATGTACAGGATAATGCATCCTTTTACTGTGAAGTATCTATATAAAGGAGGGCCAGTAAATGCCTACAATCTTAACTTCCAGCCAGCAGACATTCGTGGACATCACAGACCAACGAAAGCTGTCGGCTTATATTACCTCCAACCTGCCTAAAACACAGAGTGAGGACCCAAATGTGCTGCCTCACACCTATGCGCCAAACTGGGCCAGCACCAATCTTACACTGACACCCGTTGTATTCCTTGATCAGACGAACGTAGCTCTAAATGCCTCCGGTCTGACTATCACATGGAAACGTAAAGACGGCAGCGGTGCTGATACCGCACTAAACTCCAATGAGAAGGTTACCGGAGGAATTCTGAAGGTCAACAGCAATGTGCTGGCGTCCTCTTCCACCGGTATGATTACCTACATTTGCTATATCAGCTACTACGATTCCGAGACCAAGAACACTGTCAATATCACTTCGGATATCACTTATACCTTGGTGCGAAATGCTGAGAATGCAAAGCTCGCATATGTAACTTCCGACACCTATGTGTTCAAGTACAACACTTCCTCTGCATTGGTCGGAGCATCACAGGCTACGTTAAGCGCTCAGGTACAGGGCATTTCCATTTCCAAATGGCAGTACAAAAACAGCTCTGGTGCGTGGGCAGATTATCCAACCACATCTGACAATACCAGCATCACTGGTGGAACTCTCGTAGTAAAACCTGCACATGCTGTATTCATCGATAATGTTGCTCAAATCAAGTTGCTTACAGATGATGCTGATGTCTATGACACCATTTCAATCACAAAGATGTATGACGGTAGCAAAGGCTCTCCTGGTTCTCCGGGTGCAGCCGGAACAGGCGGTCTTTCGATTATTCTAGGAAATGAAGCACAAACAATTGCTTGCTCTGCTACCGGTGCAGCAACTGCCGCACTAGATATCACGATTCCTTTCACCGGCTATGTTGGCATCACCCAGACTGCCTGCACCTGCGCTGTCGGAACTTTGCCTTCTGGTATGACACTAAAAACCAATACGGTAGCTACTGCATCTGCTGCTGGCTCTGTCGTTCTTACGGTTGCTGCATCTGCTACCCTTGGCGGAGAAAGCGTGGTTAATGGAACGGTTGATTTGACCTTTACTATTTCCGGTAAAACTGTTGTGAAGAAATTTACATGGGCTAAGTCCACCAGAGGAAGTAATGGCACCAGCGCTGTTGTATTCTCTGTTTATGCACCAAACGGCACCATCGTCATGAATCAGTCCGGCAGCTTATCCCTTGCCACCTCTGCTTATTCTGGTACGACTGCCATCACGAGTGCCACCTATCAGTGGGCAAAATACACTGGTGGAAAATGGGCGAATATTTCCGGTGCAACTTCTTCTACTTTGACGGTATCCGGAAGTGATATTGTGAATATCCAGTCTTATCGATGCACGATGACCTATGGTGGCAAATCCTATGTAGACGTTATCACTGTCGAAGATAAATCCGATCCGTATGTATCGGAGCTTCTTTCTATTGGAGGTTTCACAGTAAAGAATAATCAGGGAGGTGTCTGCCCATATGTTATCGTCCGTACCAATCAGCAAGAAGTAGATGGGCTTCTCGGTCCAATCAGCGAGACGGCTCCTTCTAATCCTGCGACCAGCGCATTCTGGTATAAAATCAGTCACTCAGCCAAAACAGTTACTCTTCAGAAATATTCCGGTAGCGCATGGGTAGATGCCACAGAAAAACAGTCTCTGACTTATAACTGGTATGCTCAGGACAAAGATGGCAATGCAGTCACCTTTAACAAAACCGGGAAGGTCATTTATCTGTCCGCTGCCGATATCGATAGCTTGCTTACACTGCAGTGTGATGTTTCCAACTAGGAGGTGATCCTATGGCACTTATCACTTCCTGTCAGGCCTCATTTCAGAATGTTGCCGAATATGAGGAAGACATCGCTTCCCTTCAGGAAAATGTGCGTGAGTGCTATTCGGAGATTTCAAAATCCTCGGAACAGATCCGGCTCTCTGTTCGTGAAGAATATATCTCACGCTCAGAAATGGCAACGATCCAGCAGGATTTTCAATCCACCATCACTCAAAATAGTAGTGAAATCCGCATGGATTTTTCTGCTGTCACAGATGAGCTGAAGGACAATATCGCAACAAATCAGGAGCTCCTTGAAGAATATATCCGCTTCAAAGGAGCTCTTATTGAGCTAGGCAAGGTCGGAAATGCCTTTACTGCCGAGCTCTCCAACAATGAACTGGCCTTCAAAGAAAACGGACAGAAAATTGCCTATATCTCCAACAACAGCTTAGTTATCACCAATGCAGAGATTCGTAACAAGCTGTCCCTTGGTAATGAGACTAGAGGATGGTTTGACTTTATTCCAAGAAATAACGGTAACCTCTCTATCAAGTGGAGAGGTCCAGCATCGTAAAGGAGTGATTTATTATGGCTTCCAGCGGAAGTATTACAACCGGCACGAAAGAAGGCCGTTCTGTCACCTTATCATGGACATTATCCAGTCAGGATATATCAAACAATACATCTACCATTGCATGGACACTGAAAGGCTCCGGCTCAGGAAGTGGCTGGGTCATGTCTGGTGGTTTTAAGGCTGTTATCAATGGCACGACTGTTTACTCCACCTCAACCGATAATCGTATTCAGCTCTATAACGGAACTGTTGTAGCATCCGGATCCTTAAAGATCAGTCATAATGCAGATGGTACAAAATCTTTCAAATTAAGCTGTGAAGCTGGTGTTTATAGCTATGCAGTCAATGTATCCGCAAGCGGAACGCATACACTAAATACGATTCCAAGAGCGTCTTCGGTATCGGCAACATCAGTGAATATGGGCAGTGCCACAACAATTTCTATTTCAAGAGCATCTTCCTCCTTCACCCATACACTGACCTATTCCTTCGGTAGTGCTACCGGAACCATCACAACAAAGACCACTTCCACCTCTGTATCGTGGACACCTGCTCTCGCATTGGCAAGCCAGATACCGAGTACCACAAGCGGAACCTGCACAATTACCTGTGATACCTATAATGGCTCCACCAAGATTGGTACAAAAACCTGCACACTGACGCTAACAGTGCCTTCTTCCGTCAAACCCACTATCTCCGGTTTGACAGCAAATCGTATTGACGTCGATGTGCCAAGCACATGGGGCATCTATGTGCAATCGAAGTCGAAGGCTACTCTCACAATCAATGGTGCCGCCGGAAGCTATGGTTCAACCATAAAATCCTACAGCATCAGTGGCGGTGGATACTCTGGTACCTCTTCTACTCTCACTACTGGATTCTTGAACAGCTCTGGCACGATTACTTTTACTGCCACAGTGACAGATTCCAGAGGAAGAACTTCTGCTGCAGCTACCGTATCAATTACTGTCGTCGCCTACAGTGTCCCTTCCTTTAGCTCTTACAGCTCGCAACGATGCAACAGCAGTGGGGCAATATCGGATGATGGCACCTATATCAAGGCAACGGTGTCATATAACTTTGCATCCTGCAGCTCCAAAAACGCTGTTACTCGTTCTACCTACTACCGAGTAGCCGGGACAAGTACATGGACCAATGCTTCTGCCAGTTTCAATTCCGGTACGGCATTTACCTTCGGTGGCGGTAAGATTTCCACCGAAACATCCTATGAAGTTCGATACGAATTGACAGATGCTTTCACAACTATCAGCATCACCGATATCGTATCTACCGCATCAGTTGTTATGGACTTTAAGAGCGGTGGCAAAGGTGTAGCGATTGGCAAGGTATCAGAAACGGATAACTGCTTTGAAGTATCTGAGAAATGGGACGTAAAGGTCTACGGCAAGCTATTGAGTGAATATATCAAACAGGCTATCGGTGCTATCTATCCTGTCGGCAGCATCTATATGAGCGTCAAGAACACGAATCCATCCACCTATTTTGGAGGCACTTGGGTTGCTTGGGGAACAGGTCGAGTTCCAGTTGGTGTCAATGCCAACGATACCAACTTTGCTACCGTCGAAAAGACCGGTGGTGCTTCTACCGTCACATTAACTACGGCACAAATGCCTTCTCATACTCATGCAAAAGGTACATTGGCAACAGCCAGTGCCGGTGGGCATACTCATGACCTGAAGAACCAGAAAACCTCATGGGGTACCAGTGGTGGCAATCGAGTTCTGGTTGATGCGACTTCTGGATATACTGCTGTCACAAATAAAACCACCACTAGCGCTGGCGCACATACTCATACAATTTCCGGCTCCACTGCTTCTGCTGGTTCTGGCAGTGCTCACAACAACCTGCAGCCCTATATCACATGTTACATGTGGAAAAGGACTGCTTAATTTTTATTCGCAGCTATCAGATGGTAGCTGCTTTTCTTATATCTAATTTCAGAAATGGAGGTATTTATCAATGA